ATTCGGTTGTAGCAATCATTGCTACAACTATTCCAAGTTATAGATTTTCGGAGTTAGACCAACTTGCGAGAGAAGAATCGGTGGAGATTATCTTTTTCAAAGATTATTGCAGAGTAATAGGAAAAAGAAATAGAAAGGTAAAAGTTCCTAAGAAAATAACTTGTTCGGCAGAGGAATTTTTGAAGTGGATTGAAAATAAAATAATGACAGCATGGAAATGAAACCTATAACACAAAAAGAAGTCCTAAAAAACAGATTTATCCGTATTTATAAAAATGAATATGGTAAAAAAATGATTGAAAGAAAAAGACCGACATATGAAGAAGCTCAGAGGATGAGAATAAGAACTCTATGTATTTACATTGGGGTTTGTGGTTTAAGGCTAAGACCAGTTGATGGGGCGACCGAGAATGCCAATTATTGGTTGAGAAATCACACAAAAAAAGAAATTTTAGAACAATTTCGTAATGAGTTTGAACAGAACAAAGGTTGATAAAGTAAAATCTCTTTTAGCGGCAGGGGCTTTTCAAAAAGCCCTTACTATTGTGAAAACATTCCGTATAAGCTTTAGTAAGGAAGAGAAAAGGAGTATAGAGATTGCGCATGAAGTTTTGACTGGCAATGAAAAGTTTTACCAAGCATTGGGAATAGATACTGAAAGGGAAATAAGAAACGCTCATAAAATACTCATAGATAAGTTTTTATAGATTTAATTGTTATTAGCTTCGGCTGTGCTTGCCTGAGAAGGTAGGTGCAGCTTTTTTGTGCCAAGAAAAGCGTGTGATTTATTTGAAATTCAAATAGATTTAATTATCTTTGTAACATAAATATAAAGATAGTCACGATGATAGATTTAAGTTCTATAGACTTTGATAGTGGAAACATATCTAAAACAATAGATATGTTGAAAAACAAATCAGTGTCTGTTCCTTCATGGGATAAGCTTGTCAAGGATTATGAGCCTACTATGCATGAAATTTTAACAGATACGACAACGTTGAAAGATAAAATACGAGCTGATGGTCAATTAGACAAGTCCTCACGAATTATTATAGGAATGGAGAAGTTGCATGTAAGGCGTTTGTCGGAGTTCACTTTTTCGATTCCTGTAAAGCGTGTGTATCACAACGTTGATGATAACAAGTTAAGAAAAGATATAGTCAATGCAATAGAGTCTGTTTATAAGAACGTACGTATTGATAGTGAGAATTTGAAGAGAGCTACAGCATTATATGCGTCATGCGAAATTTTTACTGTTTGGTATGCAGTTAAGAAACAGAACAGACTATACGGATTCGATAGCGAATATAAACTAAAATGCAAGACATTCTCTCCGATGAATGGTGTGCGATTGTACCCTCTTCTTAATGAAGTGGATGATATGCTTGCTATGTCTTTTGAGTACAATAAGACTGCAAAAGACAAGGAGGTTACATTTTTTGAGACGTACACCAAAGATAAGCATTATATTTGGAAACAAAGTGATGGAGTTGGAAAATGGGATGTAGTTCTAACTCAGCAAACGGAAGAAGGTGATACAGCCAATGGTGAAGAAATAGTCTTAATGAAAATCCCTGGAGTCTATGGATGGCGGTCAAAGCCAGTCTATGACGGATTATCACCTATCAGAGCTGAGATTGAATACTCATTATCACGCAACTCTAATGTGATAGCGTACAATTCTGCTCCGTTGCTGAAAGTTGTAGGTGCTACCAAAGGGAAAGAAGATAAAGGGGAAAGTTACAGAGTCGTTCATTGTGAGCAAGGTGGAGACGTTTCCTATGTGTCTTGGTCGCAGTCTGTAGAAGCTCTCAAATACCATGTTGACTCTATGCGTAATATGTACTGGATGCAGGCTCAGATTCCAGATATTTCGTTTGACAATATGAAAGGGCTTGGAAATATAGGCTATGATGCAAGACAAACATTGTTGTCAGATGCTCATCTAAGAGTAGGAGATGAGTCCGGTACTTGGATTGAATTCTTTGAGCGAGAGTGTAATGTTATAAAGGCTTTTCTTGCTGCAATGAATGCTGCGTGGGCAGGTGAAATGGATAACATTGGTGTTGAGCACATAATAACCCCTTATATACAGAATGACGAACTTGCTGAGATTACTAAGCGTATGAAAGCAAATGGTAATAAGCCTATTGAAAGTCAGTTAGAATCTATACAGAAGTATGGAGAGAGCTCAGATGCTGAAAAGACATTTGCAATGATACAAAAAGAAAATGCGATAGAAGCGGTTAACTCTGCTTCGGCATTTAACTTAGAAAACCAAGTGTTATGACGGTAGAAGAATTAAAAGCAAAGAAATATGAAATGGAGCAGAAAATTTCTGTAGCCATTAAGGAATTTGAAGAATGTACAGCGGTAGAAATAAAGGCAATTAACCTTTGCCGCTGTACATTGAGTAATGAATTTGGTGTAGAAAAAGATTTCAAGTATAATGTAAAGTCAGAATTAGAACTATGAAACAGAAGTTAGCAAAATTACTTTTAAGATTGGCTGAGAAATTGTGCCCAACTTGCGAGGTTAAACCATCTTACGAGGCTAAAGAGATAGCGATTGCAGTTGCTATCACCAAGAAGAATATCCGTCAATACAGGGGGGCTTGTAGTAAAAATACTTCGTATCGTAAGGGCGTTTCTGATATGACACGTATTCAGAAAGGAAATAACCATAGCCACATCTTTGAGGCTATAGAAAAGAATGGTCTTATTGAAGATGTTGTATATCTGAAAGGTGGTGAAAGGGTTGTTGAATCTCGATTAAAGGTATATGTCCGTAAGGAAGAGAAATAAAGAACTCAAAGGTTCTATTAATAAGTGTGGTGAGTGTGCTTTATGTGAAGTTGAAATGAAGTTTTCAACTCTTAGCTTGAAAGGGAAGCCTACTCTCGGACGATGTCCTCATTATGCTAAAGGTATATATTGTGTATTGTTAAGCCGTATAGCTTGTAAACATTTCAAAGCAAAGAATGGGCAAACCAAGATTGCCAAATCAGAAAAAGGCATATAAGGAATTAAGTAAACGACTTGCAGGCTATATGATGCGAGTTCGTAACATATACGATAGACTCAACGAAAAGGCAGCAATGCTCGTTGAGTCTGTTGGCTATGAGGGATTGACTGAGTTTTCCTTTGGCAGTTACCCAGAAATAGAGCGTGAGGTAAAGCTTTTGCTTTCTCAGTTTGTTGGAGAAATGCAAACACTCATCTACTCTGGCACGTCGTCAGAATGGAAGAGTAGTAACACATTCCAAGATGCGGTTGCAGATAAGGCACTGAAATATTATAGGGCTCAGATACACGGAGATAGATTTAAGCATTATTATCGTGACAATGGTGACCAGCTTAAAGCTTTCTTGCACAGAAAAGAAAATGGATTAAATCTTTCGTCTAAACTATGGAATCAGTCTAAGAATTACAAGGAAGCTCTTGAAGCTACAATCTCAACAGCTATTGAGAAAGGTATGAGTGCTGTTACTCTTTCGAAGCGGTTGAGTAAGTATCTGAACGACTGGCCGTCATTGCAGGCTGATTACCAAGAAAAGTATGGTAAGGCTACAAATATCCACGATTGTGAGTATCGTTCCCTCCGTTTGGCACGTAACGAGATAAGTATGGCTTACAGGTCAGCAGAGCAAGCCAGATGGCAGCAATTTGACTTTATTCTCGGTTATAAAATAAAGCTATCTGATTCGCACCCAAGGTACGATATTTGTGATGATTTAGCTGGTGATTATCCAAAGGATTTCAAGTTTAGAGGTTGGCATCCTAATTGCTATTCGGACGATACTCAAGTTCTTACAAATCATGGTTGGAGATTGTTCAAAGATGTTCGTTGGGAAGATATGATTTTTTCACTCAATCCGTCCACACATAATGTTGAGTGGGTTGGGATTGATGATATGCAGGAGTATGAGAGTAACGGTAAAATGTACCATTTCTTCAATAAATCACTTGATTGCTTGGTAACACCTGAACACAGGATGGTATATCTTAATAAGTCCGATGGTCGTATAAAGTATTGTTTAGCGAAAGACTATACAAAAGGGAAAGGAGCGTTCTATCGTGGTTGTGAATACATTGCTGATGATATAGATGCTATTGAGATAGGTGAAAATAAATATCCGTTTGACCTGTTCTGTGAATTCATGGGTTATTATCTGTCGGATGGAAGTCTGCAACATAAAACAGGAATCATTATTTCTCAAAAAGACGGTCAGCCATACAAATATATGATAGTTGATTGTATTAAGAACATGGGATTTGCTCCTCGAATGAAAGAAGAAACGATCGAGTTTTATAATGCTCCATTAAACCGTTATCTGACACAATTCGGGATTGCACGAAAAAAGTTTATACCTACCATCATTAAGTATGCGTCAAAAAAGCAAATTCAGATATTTTTGGATGCGTTCATAAAGTGTGATGGATATACACGAAAAACAAGAAAGTCGTTCGTAGGGTCGCATGGTAATATATTCGTTCCAAAGGTGGAAGAGAAAATGTATTTTACAACCTCTCCACAAATGGCATCCGACCTTTCGGAACTAATATTGAAGGTAGGTAAACGTCCATCGTTTCGAGTTCAGAAGCCAACAGATGCACGGAAAAAGGATGGTACAATAATACATGGTAACTTTGAGTGTTGGATTATTAGCGAATGCAAGTCTTTGACATCTACCGTCTTTGAGAAAAAGGAGATGTCATATAAAGGTAAAGTCTATGATTTAACCCTTAAAAAGAATCACATCATGTATGTTCGCCGTAATGGTAAATGTTTTTGGGGGTCAAATTGCCTTTGTTATACTGTACCGATAGTAATGAGTGAAGATGAGTATTGGTCAGATAATAGAGAAAATAGTCCTAATAAGATTACTGCACCACCAAAGAATTTTGGGGAATGGGTTGATAAATCCGAAAATTTAGAACGCATAGGTAAGGCGAACGGAAGAGGAACGCTACCTTATTGGTTAAGAGACAATGTTAAGATAAAAGACTGTTCTGTTTTGATGTCGAAGGCAAGAACTT